CCGTTCCCTGTAAATGTGAACTGGGTCGGAGGTCGGGCCTGCTTCGAGTCAAGCAGCCGTGCCTTTGTTCCGTGTACGCCGGGGTCAGGGGCCAGGATTTGACGCCAGTTCTTCCGCCAACCACGCCACTCCCACAACTCGTTCCCTGTGTGGAGGAGAAGAATCTCCCGCCCGGAGGTCATCACGCAGTGAAAGATGCCATGCTGGCGGAAGCCATACACAGGAACGGTGTGGTCGAATGCAGGGCTCATAACCACGGGCGCCCAGGGGCTCGTCAACGAGAAGGGACGGTCCCCAGTCGCGGGGTCCGGGACGTATGCTGTTGGCCCCCAGATAGAGCGGATCGTCTGCTCTTCGAGCAAGTACATGTTGACGATACGACGTGCAATCTCGTTAGGGGCAAGTAGGCTGTCTCCCTGTTCACGCAGGAAGTAAGGGCCTTCTAGCTTTGATCCCGGAATCGTAGGCACTACTTCTCCTTACGGGGCCGCCCCACACGTGGGGAAGCTGGGCGTCCCACCAGTTCCAGGTGGTCAGTCGCCAAGTCTCCCTCGACGAACCTCTCGGGAATCTGCCCGAAAAAGCGGATTTCCCCTACGCGCTGCCCCTCAGCAATCTCGACTGCGAGACACACGCCATGGTGAATAGTCCCACTACGAGTGCCTGGTCGTGAGTAGATGCCACCACAAACGATGGGTGTTGACGCCACATGTCCCCCTAGTTGCTAGTCTTGTACCACTTGCGGTAACTGTCCCGCGAGCGATACGAGTACCTAGCACGAACCATCCGGCGTAGCACAGGAACAGCAGCGGGGCGCAAGTCACCGTAGCGCTTGTTGAGTAGCTCTAGAGCACTTTCGTACCGCTTCATCATCGTTTCGGCAGCGCCAAAGTTCCCCATGCTCTCGTACAAGTACGCCATGGCCCGGTCGACCAGAGTGCCGACTGACTCTGCATGGAGGCGAGGCACGTCTCGTTCATCTTCTAGCTTCTGCGGACGCCGCACACAGCGAATGTCCATCTCGTACCGCTGGTCAGGGCGGGGGTACACCGCGTACTGCTGGTAGCCATGCGTGTCGCGAAGCGGGCGTGACCGGTCTGGGATGTACTGCCCATCGTCGATGAACACACCCTTGTTGTCTTCATCAACACGCATCTCGGCGAGAAGATAGAACTTTTCCTTGTTATCGACGAATGAACGAGCGTCATTCATACCTTCAGCAGCGTACGTGAGGGTGTCGTAAGACGCACTGGAGAAGGACGAAAGGTCTACATCTGCAACGCGACGCCGGTAGATGCGTACGTGAATACCACTTTGATGCTGCGAGACACGCTTACCTGACGGTGAAGGAGCGCCTGTACGCTCGGTCAGGAAGCCAAGCACGTACTCAATGTTCGGTACCGTTACGACGATACCAAAATAGCCCGTAGGGGCGTTTGGGAAATTCGGCCCAACAGCAATCTTCGCGGAAGCAGGGCTGGGTGCCGACTCATAGCGGGGCTCTCGGATGCGATTGTTCGCCACCTCGTTGTTCACAGCTGACGAAATAGTCTGCCCGGTGTTGAACCAGTTCTTCGCGTATGAGTCCCACTTGGCGAGCCCTGGGAGGCGAAAGTCGGCGTCTCGCTTGCCCCAAGTGTACGTGACAATGTACTCGAACTCGCCGGGAGTCTCGGGGCCGTTCCAAGCGATCTTCTCGTCAACGCCCACACGTGGCGCACGCCCTGGACCTTCGAGTTGGAAATGCTCACGCCGGAATGCCACACGTGGAATACCCGCCGCAACTTCCCCTCGGGGGCCGACCAACATCCGACCTTCGGCTTCATCCTGTCCCATGACTTCGAGCGGGTACTGCTGCGTGTTGTTGAACAGCCTCATCGAGCGCATGGTGATCACGTCATCAGGCAGAGCGTAGTCTTCCGTGTAGATGCGCCACTTGAAGCCCTGTGCTCCGCTAGGAGTGCTCCCGTGCGTCTCGATGTCGAACGGGTGTACTAACGTCAGTTTCCACCTGTCATCGGCGCTGTCATGCCAGATGGTGCGGATTTGGTTGCGAACCTTATGCGTCCCCGTCTCAATCTCAATAGTGCGACCATCCCACGAGCGGTCGGTCTTCCACGTTGTCGTGTAGAGCCCGTCCGAGTCGGCGTCAGCCGCTGTCTTTGTGTACGTCGTCTTAAAGGACCATGGGTCGTTTTCTGCGGAATCGAAGGCGTTGGTACCCAGCACTTCAATCAGGTCACTGTCTGAAGCCGACTTCACATCAGGCTCGGTCGTGGCCCGCAGTGTGTCCTCGAAGAACAGGTAGGGGGCTTCGCGCGCAATCTGGTTGTACGCACGGTTGATGAAGCCAGTGACGCGCTTCGTCGCTTCAGGTGACTGGTCCGGCGACCAATCCGCTTGAGCAAACATAGCTTCGCGAATCTCTGCCAAGTTCATCTATCACCCCCGGCAGTCGATTAACGCGAGCCCCGTGGCGCCTGCCCCAATGTTCTGCACAGCCAATGCAATGATACAGCCGGGGGCAACATTGCCTGCGGCAAATTTGATGATTGACCCGGCTTCAACACCACCAGGGGTCAGGCCCTCACTGTCCGAGACAGTAGCGCCCGAGCCCACCTGGATGGTGCCTAGACCGCGTCGCAGCACGTACCCATACGAGCCCGCAGGGATGGCGTGCTGGGCAACCCCGATGCAGCGTATCGACTGCACCAGGGCACCAGCGGACGACAACACCACCTTGTAGTCAGTCGAGGTGGTGTTGCGCATGACAACGTCACCAGCCGCAAGTGCGTTCGAGTCCTCATTGAGAACATACACCCAGGTCTGTGGTCCCCTGCTTGTGGATGCAACCTCAAGCGTGGTACCCAGATTAGCCTCGGCGTTGGTCGAAACACTCGTGGTGGTGACAGCCATCAGATCAACCTAGAGAGGGTGACAGGAGATGACGCCGGCACACGTCATACGGGTCACACCCGCGACGGTGGTGTCGGCATCAGCCGCCTCAGCGTACCCGATAATGGACGCGATGTGCGCTGCGGTGCTAAGCGTTGCCGTAGCCGCCGCTCCACTCGCTGCGCTCATCAGTGCATCCCCGGCGCCCACGGAGCCGCCAGTGTGGATGTAGTCCGCACGACCCCGACGAAGGATAAAACCGTAGGAGCCGTTGGCAATGAGGTGCTGGGCAACGCCCACACACTTCATACCAATCTGACCCGTGGTTTCCTTTACTTCGTAAGGCGTCGCGTTGGCGTTGATCATACACACGTCACCGTGGTTGATGTCCGCTGCCGCTGACTTGACATACACCCAAGTCTGGAACCCCTTGTCGCCGTTAGGAACGGTCAACTCGAAGCCCAGGGGGCACTGCTGCGTCGTAGTGACGGTAGAGGGGCTAATGCCCGCTGCTGTAAATCCCATGATGGCCTCCTACGGCGTGGCTGCGCCGGTGACGGCGAAGTTGGCCCGACGCTGGGTCGTGTGCATACCCATCATCAGAACGATTTCGTAACGGAAAAGGTCCTGGTCCGGGATACGGAACGGACCACGAACGGCGAAGTCACCCTTCGTCTCCTTCGAGGCGTCATGCCCCAAGGTGAAGGAGTACCACGTCGGGGTCTTGAACCCGTAGATGACACCGTCCTGCGCGGCAGCCGTCGAGAACCCACCCGAAGCACCACCGGCAGTCACCGAGATGTCGATGGCGTCATCGAGGAAGAAGTCCGCGTTGAGGAACTTCACACCCTGACGGACCTGGCCGGGAGCCTTGTCGCCCTCAACCTTGGTGACGCGCACCTGGTCATCGAGGTCCTCGATGTAGTTGAGGTAGGACTGCTCGTCGCCGATCATAAGGTCGACATCACCCATGGTCTTCCCTTCACGGGAAGCGGCGAAGTAAGCCTTACGCAGCTGCGAGCGACCATTGACGGAGAAGGACGAGATGTCCTCGTACTGGTTGAACCAGCCGTCGATACCGCCAGTTGCACCACCCGCGAGAAGGTTGTGAACCGTCTTGCCCTGGTCTGCGGGAGCGGCGAACTCGAAGAAGCCGTCGCGGGTCGCAGAACCATCAGGGCTGAAGGTTGCATCACCGTTAAGCGTGCAGAAGCCCCCGACGCCCGTGCCGTTACCGGTACCGAGCTGAGCAGCAATGCGCTCATGGAAGTCGGCCAGAGCCAGCTCTGGGTAGTGCTGGAGGATGCGGGCGAGATCCTGCTCGCCGTTGGCCTCGGCCAGGTCCTTGCCAGGCACGTCAAACGCATAGATGAGGCGAGGTGCGATGACCTGGCCACGATGCGCCTTCTGGGAACGACCACCAGCGATGATCTCGGAACCGGTTGCCACCTGCGTGACAGTACCGGGACCACCCGTGACAACGGCGAACTCACGACGCGGCCCCTTCAGGCTCGCGCGGTCCATGTTGCCGCCTTCAAGTACCTTGTCGAGCAGCGGGTGCCACTTGACGAAGAGTTCGGAGTACGCAGGCATCAACTCATCGAGAGCAGTTGCCAGCACATCAGGAGAGATAGGCATTACCGCCCCCTCTTACGTGGGTTGAGCGCAAGACGCGCAGCTTGTGAACGAAGATCCCTGAACGACGTGGCTTCCACCGCTTCCGGTAGAGCCATTTGTTCACTCGATCGCGCCTGGGATGTGGCCCCAGCCGTGAGCGAAGCCCCAGGTCGCGGGGCTGAAGGGCTCTCCGCCCCTCCTGATAGGCGCAATGCGTATTCGTCAGGAACACCATCCGCCTTTGCCTGCCGTGCTGCATTCAGCGCGGCAGCGGGGAGACGAGCCGCAGTGGCTGCCGTCTCCATCTCCCAACCTTCATCGAGAAGCGCCACGAACGTGGCCGCCAAGGTTTCGTTCTCGAAGAGGTCAGCGTTCTCGGACTTAAACCACTTGGCGTACTGGTCGGCTTCACGCTCGATCGTGGCTTCGACGTTGGCCTGGTAGTCCTTGTACGTCTTCTCCAAGTCCCCGTACTTGGTCTCCCACTCGGAAGTTGCCTTCCCCTGGGCTTCCTCAAGCTCTTTGAGCTTCGCAGCGTACTCGGCGACACGTGGATCCTCCTTGCCTTCAAGGAGTGAGTTGTACAACTCCTTCAAAGAGGTGGCGTCGTCCACCATCGAAGCGGCCTTGTCGTCGGCCCACTTCTGGTAGTAGCTCTGCATGGGCGTGGCCCAGCCACGAATTTGCTCGGGGAGGTTGTCGACCTCACCCTTCCAATCGTCCCATCCAAACTCATCAGCAGATGGGAAAGCAGCGGGCTGCTCCGTCCTGGACGGATTTACTTCGGTATCAGATGCACTACCCTCAGGAGCAGCCGCTGCTTCCGGTGCCGGTGCTGTATCTACAGCAGGCGCCTCGGCGGCAGGTGCCGCCGTCTCTTCGGACTCCATTAAGCCTCCCTTTCGTTAGCGTTTCGAGCAGCTTCAATGCGGAATACTGCCAGTTGCGCGCGGGGAGACTTGCCTTTCTCGAACACAGACTTGGAGTCGCCGTCATACTCGGCGCCGTCCTCGTCGTCTTCGCTGTCTTCGTCGTAGTCTGATGCCATGATGAGGTCGTACCCGTGCTCTGACAAGACCTCGCGGAGCTGGTCTTCGGAGTCGGGGGGATCTTCTTTCAGGTCCCGTAGTAGTTCGTTCATCATCGGCATGAGATACTCTCTAGGACGTGTGTACTAGACGAAAACTTTATTGTCAATCTCGCCCCGCTGCTTGGCCTTCTCCACTTTGCGTTTTTCCTGCTGCTGGGCCAGGTCACGGTAGCCCCGTCGTTTTGCCATGCGCTCGGCACGCTCGCGACAGTCATCAACGTGACTCCGCCAGGATGTTGAGTCAGCACTCATCATGTCCCAGCCTGGGTTCTGCTTCTTGTACTCCCGCAACTCTGATGCGGACTCGAACGAACGCCCGATTTGGTCCACCTTCAAGGGCTTCGAGGGCATTGGTCCCACGGTCATCACAGCACCAATGCGAATCGTGATGCTTGAATGGCAGTCAGGGCAGACAGCCTTGTCTACCTCTGCCAGTGGGATGTACATGTCCGTGTAGTAGCCACAGCCGCCGTCACAGCGGAAGTCATACATAGGCATCAGGCAAGCCCGTAGCGGCGCAGAGTCATCAGTGCTGTCTCAAGATCAAGCGGCTGAACAGGAGCCCTGGCTTGGCGAGGCCGCATCGAGTTGTAGCCCGAGGCCCCCTTTTGCCTGTTCATGTAGCGTGGCATGAGTTCCAGGTTGGCAATGTTGTTTGAGCCCCCGTTGGACAGGGCTTGCTTGTGGTCGACCTCAATGTCCGTTGGAAGCTCCATGCCCAGAGCTTTCTCGGCATTTCTCCGTGCCTGGTTCCGCGCAGAGCGCCGCGCAATCTGCTCGGGCTTGCCATGAAACTGGGCGTACTCCTTCTTGTAGTCCCGAGGCTTTCCGTTCTTCAACGCAGGAGCTTTACGTAGACGCTTCATGACTTACTCCCTGGAAAACCTGGACCACCAAGAGGTGTAGTGGGCTTAGGTAGTTCAATGCCAGGAGGAAGCCCCCCTGCCACGATGTTGTCCTCCCCCATTCGCGCGCCAACTTCTTCCTCAGGTGGTGCCTCGGGAAGGGCCTGGGGAGGTCCCTGACCACCTTCGGGTGCTGCTGGCGGCGGCTGCTGTTGGTTGAGCGGCGCCAGGATGTCCTGCATCCCCAGCAAGTCAAGCAGCTTGTGGATGAGCTTGTTCTTATCAACAGCTGGGCTCTCTAGCAGAAGAGGCATGTACTGCTGGAGCTTCTGAAGCTGCACGAGACGGTGGTTCTCGGTGGGGCTGTACGGAATGGCGATGTAGTCGAAGTCCAAGGCGCGCTCGTTTGGGTTGCGCCGTGGACGCATCGCCAACGTCTGCCGAGTCACTTGCAACACGTCATGACTGTCCGTCAGCCGGATGGGCAGCACCGTGTTGGGGGGTAGAAATTCTTCGTAGATTCCGACAGTTTTATCTGCAAGCGCATCGACGTTGTCTTCAATCATCTTGATGCGGCGCCCATTTCGGGTCCGAGTCGCTGTGTCCGCCAGTGCTACCTCGGTAGCAACATCGGCCACACCGACCACACCACGACTGTACTGAGGAATGCCCAGGATGAACTCGATGCCACTGTTGCATCGGTCCCGCATCTCACGAAACTCTGGGCTAAAACTCGGCACGGGTGTCTGCCCGATGATGTCCCGCAAGGGGGCGTTGGCCTTACCCTCCACAGAAATCATCGAGCCCGGTGAGTTTGCATCCCGGAGGGCGCTCACGAGGGCTTCAGGGTTGTCTACAAGGGCCGTGTTGACCATCGTGACAGGCGTGGACGTGTGCGCGTGCCACAGCTCTAGAGTATCAATCTCGTTTAGCCTGTCCTGCGACGAGGCGATGAGCTTGATGTCGGAGAGCCCGCCGAGGTCGGTCATGTTCTCGTTGAACGTGACCAGTGTGAACGGGTTGCGGACGTACTTGTAGGGTAGCTCACCCTCGAACAGTGGGTCCTCTACGTCCTCTAGGACATGGTAGTAGCGGTCAGCCTCGAAGTCATAGACCTCGTAGACCGTGACCCACTTGTACACCTCAAGGCTGGCCTCGTTGACCATGGCCTTGTCGCGGACGTAGTCCTTGAGCCACGTCGGGTAGCCCCCGTAGTACGCCTTCTTCGCGACCGCGGGGTCGTACTGGGAAGGGCGCCCATCGGCCCGAGGCTGCGACCGGACCTTGAACTCTTCGTGCGTAAGGACCGTCACTTCCACAAGGTAGCGAATGTCATCGAACTTCTTTGCCGACATGTCGAAGAAGACCGAGCGAGGGTCTACGTCGAAAATCTGCACGGACTCACGCTTGAAGTCCCAGATGGTCTTCGTGAAGCCCCGCCCGCAGATGGCTGCGTTCGTCGCGGTCTTCCACAGTGATGCGTGGAGGTTCGTCCGCTCAAAGACATCGTTGATGAGTGCTTCGCGGAACTGCGCCGCAGGCTGAAGGGCTGCCTGCCGCGCTTTGACGGTGACCTGTGGGTTCTGGGGGCAGACGTTTGCGATCATCGTGTCGATGTACGCATAGGGGTAGTTCGTCTGGAAGTTCACATCCTCTTCTTCCATCATGTCGCCGGAGCCGGACGGGCGGTCGTCGTCTGACCCCCAGTACTCCGAGACATACCACGACCGCCAGCGGTCCCAATCTCGGCGTTCTACGCGAGACTTGGTGCGGTGCGTCTTCAGAATCCCCTGAATCTGCTTCATGCTCAATGCCACAGCTACCGCCTACGTCGTGGGTAACGCGCTCGCACACGCCGCTTGTTAGACTTACTACCAGACTTGCGGTACTCCTGCAACTGGTCGTACGTCATGTCACGGAAGAGAACTACATTCTCCAGGTCATCC